GCATTTACGCAATTTAATAGCTGTTTTGCTGGAGCTGCTAACCGGACTTGAACCGGTGACCTCGTCCTTACCAAGGAATAAAGAAATCCCTTAAATAGGCACTTTTATTGGCTCGTTGTACGTCAATTGTACGTCAAAATCGTCCTCAAGGGTAGGTCAAAGAGGATAATTGTACATTTTTTTACCCTTATTTTCACCTTGATTGAGCACCAAAATCAGCCGCCTCAGATCACTCGAGACGGCTGAAATTCTACCTATTTGATTTTTATTTTCTGCCCCACATAAATGAGATTAGCGTTCTTGATACCATTATCCTTGACCAACTTCGCAACAGTAGTCTTGTAGCGCCGTGCGATACCTGAGAGCGTGTCTCCACGCTTTACAGTATAAGTCACTGTCTTTTTTGCTGTGCTTGCAGACGGCTTTGTGGTCGAGCTGGTGGTCTTCTTGAAGCCGTTCAGCCCTGCCGCCTTTATCTTCGCAGGATAGTCCACATAGCAGATATCCATGTCAACATTGCCGCTGATACCGCTGACTCTTCCAGTGGAGCTGTACTGCCACATACCATATGTTCTGCCGTAGTTGCAGCGTGAGCCGTACTCAGCGACCCAAAGAGCGTATCTTTTGGCAACAGAGGCAGATATGTACTGCTGTAAAGGCGAACGGCTGATATACAGTCCTGCCCAATAGCCTGCGTGTTCAAGTGCATTGCAGAAAGTCTTGACAAGGCTGTTGCAAAATGCTCTGCCCTTTGCGAACTGCGAACGCTCCTCGAGGTCGAAGTATATCGGATACTCAAACGTCTTGCCCTTGATAGCGTTGATACAAGTCTGAGCCTCTGCCTTTGCTTCCTCGACACTCGCCGCATAGCTGTACCAGTAAACACCAACCTTTAGCCCTGCCGCCTTAGCTGCCTTGTAGTGGCTCTCGAAATATGGGTCTTTCTGATTAGCGTACTTGCCGAAACCTGCACGAATGATAACGAAATCGACCCCCGAAGCCTTGACCTTCTTGAAGTCAATGTTCTGCTGATACTGTGAAACGTCAATGCCCTTAAATGTCTTTGCCATAAAAATTACTTCCTTTCCAAATCATCAATCCTGTGATTAGCCACCTTGATTTTCTCGTCGATCAAAGCATAGTCCTGCTCCAGCTTGTACGTCCGAGCGATAACGGAATTGTGCTTGTCCACACGCTCAGACAGCTTGTCTATCTTGTACTCAATGAGTTTTTGGCTATCATACTGCGCCTGTTGCATAGTCTTACGACTGTTAGATGCTATAACGAGCTGACACACTACCGCCGAAGCCGCCGTTATCAGTGCGACTATAATTGCTTCCGTCACTCGTCATCACCTGACTTTCTCTTGGCGCTCTGCGTGCCGAAATAGAACGAGATCACCACCGTAAACACCGTGATGAACTGCTCTGCTGAAATCGTGCGGCGCAGTGCCAACACGCAGAACACCGCTGTCAGCAGGATAGTTACTATCGACTTTACGTCAACGAGTTTCGCTAACTTCTGCTTCATGGTATACCTCCTTTGTTATCATCTCATATTCCTCAGCTGTGATCCACTTGCCAACAGCGGCGCGTACCATAGCAACCGACCACAAACGGCTGTCATAGTATCTCTTGACCTTTGCATAATTCTTACTCATCGCCGCTCACCTCATTCAGCTCTACGCCACTGATCATAGCCAGAAAATCAACGTTTGCCTTTATCCTGTCTATCTCGGTTACCTTTGGTTTGTTGAAGTTATCTTCCGTCAGCCCTATGCTCTCAACCATAGATTTTTCTAAATCCGTCATGTTGTACCTCCTATCTCTGACAGTTTCACGATATACTCTTCCTCACTTGGAACTGGTATTCTGTAATCGTCATTACCACCTTTGAACGTGATTGAACCGCCTGTTTCGACCGTCAAATTTCGCAGGAAATCATCGTCAATCAGGGTTGATATGTCGGTGACGATTGGGGATTCCAATTCGTAATATAGCATTACACCCTGCATTGCCTGCTGGAATGCAGCTGCATCGGTGTAGGCGGTGTCATTCAGGTATACATATCCGTCAACGTTTGCAGCGGTCGTTATGCCTGTTACATTGATTTTGCCCCACAGTTCGTTTTGCGTTTTTGTCGGATATTTTGAACAGAGGATGTTTGGTGCAATATCATAATTTTTGGTCAATTTCTGCCCTGTTAGTTGAAACGTCTTAAACGACACACTATCACCGACACGCCAACTTAGCGTTCCCAAATCAACGCTTTGTACGCACTGAACGTATCGTTTGTTCTCATAATCAACGTAGTTCTTAGCCGTTCCTGCACTCCAGCCGTAGCCAGGCAGATTGCGGATTGCTTCGGGGATAGGGTGGGCGGTATCACCCACAACGACCTCTTCCGTACCAGCACTGACAATCTCCCCTACAGCATATGGATAGTAGTCTGCAGGGAACATTTTCTCAAATTCTTCCACGCTTGTGGGTTCGTTTCCTGAACCGAACATGGTGGTTAAATCGAAAATCTGTGGTTGTAGTTTGACGTTATCATATGTAACGCCCTCATACACATATATTGTGTAATACCATACTGCATTGCTACTTTCATTGGTGATTATAGTGCCGTGACCTGTAGAATCTTGCCCAAATGATTGCGAACTAAACAACAACTTGTCTGCCCCATAAACACCTGACAATGGGTTTGCAACCATAAGATATTTATGCCCTTTTTGGTTTTTAACAGATTGCAGAGAAATTGCATTACCTGTTGTGGTAGCCGTTCCATTCAGTGTAACAATACCATCGTTAGAAAACGTAAATTTTACGCCCGCTTGTGTGACTACAGTGGGTACTGGTTTAACCAACTGATTCCACACCACCGATTTACCACCCACCGACTTCACGCTCATCAGCTTTGCCCCTGTCGGCACAGTCTTTGCGTATGCTGTTCCGTTGTCAGTTTCAAATTTGTGTGTGATACCCTGACCGATGGAATACAGTGCGTCCACACGCCTTTGCAACTCTTTGTCTGTCAGCTTTACCGCAGAAATCTCAGCCGTGTTTTCAGCTATCTTTCCGACAGCTGTTGTGTAGTCCTCTGGCAGACTATCAGCTATGGATTGTGCTGTCTGCGCAGCGGTATCAGCGGCTGTTCTGTCTTCTGCGACCTTAGCGGCATTTTCTGCCACTGTCGCCTTGTCAACCGTGACCTGTTCCGCCATTTCCTGCACCGCCTGTCTATCTGCCGTAGTGCTGTCAGCGCAGGTCTTGGCAGTTTTAGCATAGCCTGCTGTTATGGTCTTATCAGCCTCAGTCTGCTGTGCTGACGTTGACGCCTGGGCTGCGGATACCTTAGCATTATTCTGTGCTGTGACCGCCTCAGCACGTGCGGTTTCGGCACCCTGCATGGCGGTGTCTGCCTGTGTAGCGGACGTTTCAGCCGCTGTCTTTGCGGTTTCAGCACGGCTTGCTGCCTGTTCTGCGGTATCTGCTGATTTCTCTGCGGCTGTGGCAGATTTCTTTGCATTCTCTGCCACTGTAGTTGCCGTTTCTGCGGCGGTGACGGCTGTCTGCATATCTGCGTGCGCCTGTTTACCTATGGCGTCTATGCGGTCTAGTGCGTCCATAGCCACGTCAGGTGACGGGATAGCCGTATCACCGATTGCCGCACCTATTCTCAGGCGGAAAATGCGTGATTTCTTCACCAGGATATATTCCTGCCCTGACAGCTTCTTTGCACATATCTGACAGCTGACTGTCTGCGCTGAACGCAGTATGTCAGCCGTAGGTGTCCACTGTCCGCCTGTGATATCGACCTCATACGTCACGCCATCGCCATAGTCGATAGTCAACACATAGCGGTCTGCGCCGTCTACTGTCAGCCCTTCGACCGACACAGGACGGGCGTTTGTTTCACCAACATAGCCCAAAAGGGCTGTTGATGTCATCGCATTGTAATTTTCGTCTAGTCTGATTACCATTTTTGCACCCCCTTTTATATGATTGCTATGTAGTCAATGCTGTACGTTCCTGCAGGCACGTTGACAATAGTTGCGCCATTGCTAGGACCCATGCAAATTACTGCGAAATATGCACCCTTGTATACCTGCACATGGGTGCAATAGTTCTGAAATGGACTAGGCGTGCCGATATCCCTCAGTGATACGCAAATTTGTTTCGGCACAAAATCCAAATTTAGCGGTATTTGTACGCTTGACGCCGCCTTTTCCAGCGTGTATTCAATTGTACCGCTTTTGACCTTGTTCTGGTTTAAATCATTTACTGCCTGCTCCGCTGCCGTCAGTGCGTCAACCAACGCCTGACGAACATCGCGGCCGTAAAATGCGTTTCGGACAGTTTCGATTGCCGTTGTCAAATCAACATTATTTGCCATTTTATCCCTCCTAGTCTAGTGTGTGGTTTTTCGTGGTTATGCTATTGCACATGATATCACCTGTTTTGCCGTAGCATTGTATTGCGGTTTTTTCATTTTCGTTATACAGGTACATCGCCCTGTTATTGGTATCAACTGTAAATACCTTTTTACCGTTGTCTGTATACGTTGATATGTTACCGCTGTTTGTGTCTAGTGAAAATTTTAATTCATTATTCCAATAGCCCGACATAGCACCAGCCTGCAGGACGATATGACCGCCGATCGTACTGTTATCAATGCGTATCTCCAGTGGGCTGACTTTCAGCGTCCACTCGTTGTGTGACAACTGAATTGCACTGGTATTTTGGCTAGATGTTTGAATATTAATGCTTCCGCCTGTAATAGTCGCTGATTTCGACGACAGCTTGTTAGCGACCACGTTTCCGCTCTCGTCCACCTTGAACGTTCCACTGCCGTTGTTGATTTTCAACCCTGTCAGGGTCAGGGCGGTTATAAAACTAGCCACCAAATTGCCGTCGATGGTCCACGCATTTGTGTACGGTCCGTTTTTCGCAGAACCGCCGTCCGATGATTTCCAAAAACCTAGCCCATTTTTGTTTAATTGAATGCAATATTTACAGGTATTTATATCAGCCGTATCCATAATCAGAATGCGTTCTGGTTTCTCAGAAGGATCAAGAATGACATGACCGCCCTCTGCGCCTGTAATCAGTTTTGTGGCATTTTCTATCTTGCTGTCTATGACCTGTCTGTTCCTAAACTCTGAGTTATCTATAGCAGATTGCAGGCTTTGTGTTTTCGCTGTCATAAAGCCCGAAAGGGTTTCAAATCGGTCGCCGAAGGTCAACTGTGAAGCCTGCGGATTGTCAAGGTCTATGGATATGCCCACAATGCGCAAATCCTCGTCTATGCCCATAAGGCTATTTTTTACTCTGTACCAACAGCCGAGTTCAAACTGCTCAATGTGCTTGTCTATTCTCGAGAGGTCGAGTGCTGTTATTTGATACTGCACTTTCGCACGATTAACAGATTTAAGATACTCCTTACCCTTGCTAAGAAGATTGCTTGCAAGTGTCACATCGTCCCATATCTGCGTACCGCTTATAATGCCGTACTTTGCGACCAAAGAACTGTCTTCTATGTAGTCCTTGCCGCCATTCACAGTGCCGATGGTCAACCGCTTTTCGCTGTCTGTAAGCTTTGCGCCGAGAGGGTAAAGACGTGTTATGACCGCCGTTTCATCGACTTCTCGTGATATGGTTTTAAGGTTGACCGCAAGCTCTATGGTGGTGTCTGTGCCGTGCCCGATATGTTCCAGATAGTCTATATACACCTTTCCGTCTTTATCACGAAGCTGTATCTCACCACCGAATTTTCCTATAAGCTTGTCGGCAATGACGTCCATTGTCTTGTCCCAATTTGCAGTATATGTGTAGTTGTTGCTTGCCGTAACAGTGACCTGTCCCAGCTCTATACGTTTATCATCACCGACCTGCGCATTGTGTTTAGAAATGAATGACGCTAGCACTGTACGAATGCCTACCATTTTGTATTCAACATACGGCTGAACGCTGTCATAAAGCCAGCCTAAACGCCCCTCGCAGGTGACTTTGCGGCATATCAGACCTCTCTCATCCATGCTGTCAGGACACTTTAAGACCCTGCCTATAAAAACGTCCTTGTCAGTACTTTCATCATAGATCTTGACAGCCGTTGTAAGCGGCTTCAAGAGGTCATACCCTGCATTGTTCGGATATATGGTAAAACTGAAACTATCCACAGCGTTGATAGACTTTGCAACCTTGCCGCCTGATATGCGGTCTGTGCCGTCGCTGTGTATGATAGTGTTTTCAGCTCCGTTTGTTATCGTTACTATGAACATCAGAGTGCCTCCTCATAAAGTTTGAGCGTGAGTGTACCGAAACCATACGCCGCAAGAGTATTCACACCAGGCTGTAAAATCAGCTCGTCAAGGTCGAATTCTTTCTCCGTGTTGCGATATACACTTGCGCTTATTTCTTCGCCATTGAGCGCAAAATAGGTGAAGCCCACACTCTTTGCATCATCCTTTGAGCGCTTGTAAGAAAGGCGTGGGCGTATGGGTCTATCAGCATATGAATAAACTTTCAGGGTCGCAGGAGGTGCGTATCGTGTCTGTTTGACCGCTGTCAGCGATATATCCGTCAAGTTCAGATAATCGGTCTCAAAATTGAAGCTGTCAAAGCCGATATCTGAGTAATCATCAGAACGTAGGAAAGGATACGTTTTGAAGTTCACTGTCAGATCAGCGGTGCGCCGTGAAGTGAACTCAAATGCGGAGGTATCAAACACAGCCGTTGCCCCCACAAAGTGATAGTCCGTCAGAAAGCTTATCCTCAGCTCACCCTTTGCTCCGCTGAGCCAGCGGACAACATCACATTTTCTGTGATAAAGTTCGTTTTCATCTTTTGCAGAAAGGCTGAATTTTATCGTGATATCACGCTGTTTGTACGTCCTTTCTCCTGCCATTTTTGAAAAATCATAAAAGCCGTTCATAAATGGCAAAGTGGCTTCTATTCTGTTTTCCTCCGGCTGAGATATTTGAACGCCGTCCTTTTGGATAACCAAATAGAAATCGGTGGACTTCTTGCCACCAAATTCTATATATTCACTAGGCACTTGCAAGCCTCCTTTCGTTGCTTGTGACCCTCTCACCTAGTTTTCCGTCCACCCTTGACGTGAGCTTGTCACCGTCAAGATAAATGTTTCCTTGCTGTGCAAGCTGTGGGAAGTAGGTCTCTAAGAGGGCGATGATCTTGTTCATTGTATCATTATCGCCGCTATTCACGCTCTTTTCAGGAAGTGCTGAAAAGCTTGGCGGTATGATATCCGTATCCATAAGCGGTTGCAGTGACCTGTTGAACTGCATTGTGATAGTGTCCTCATTGTCAGCAATGCCCTTTGCGAACAAGTCCATCATGTCAGGCGCAAAGGTGTGGAAGTTTGAAAGAGGACCTTTGTCAGGCTCAGAAAAGCCAAGAAAGTCTTTAACGCTTGAAGCTACGTCACATACAGTGTCTTTAAGGCTCTGCCACTTCTCCTTTATGCCGTCTATAAACGCCTGTATCATATCTGAACCCCACTCCTTAAAATCGTTCCACTTGCGTGAAAACCAGTCTGTAAGGTCAAGCATTTTGTTTGATAAAGCGTCTGATACAGGTGCAAAAAAGTCCACCATACCTTGTGCAATTCCCTTGACAATTTCAACAGCTATAAGTATGCCGCTGGCAAGAATATCAGGAAGATTTTTTACTATCTCTTTGGTTAGGGTAAATACTATTTTAAATGCTGCTTCTGTAAGCTTTTTAGCTGTATCACTATCAGAAAGTGACATTGCTAATGTATCAATGATTTTGACAGCGCCGTCAACAATAAGATTAATATTGTTGGCTAATGTTTCTGCTATTGTTACGATTATCTGTGTAGCACATTCGATTATCGCAGGTAAGCTGTCAAGTATAGCCTGCGATATCAATGGCATTTGCTGCTTTATCGCTTCTGTAAGGTCGGGCAATATAGTTGGCAAAGCCTGTGCTATAGTTGTTATGATAGTTGCCAACGCCTGCACAAGAGGACCTGTGTTCTGTATAAGTGCTGTTGCAATGGTTGTAATGGCTGTTATAGCCGCCTGCGTTATCGTGCCGATATTATCGGAAATGCCTTTTACAAGTGCCTGAAATATCTGCGTGCCTGCTTCTATAAGCTGAGGGAGCAGGTCGCTCACAAGCTGAGGAAGCTCGGCCGCTATGTCAGGTGCAAGCTCGCTGATGAGAGTTGTGACCCCTGAAAGAGCCTGCTTTATGACAGGCAGAATATTCTTTGCAAAGGTCTTTACTGTGCTTACCATTTCCTTGATAAGATTTTTCAGGTCAGCGTTTTTATCGCCCATTCCTGCCATAAGGTTCGCCCACGCTGCTTTCACAGAGCCAAGAGAACCGGAAACTGTTGTTGCCGCTTCTTTTGAAGTTGTACCGGTGATGTCAAGGTCGGTCTGTACCTTATGGATAGCCTCTATCATTTTGTCAAATGACACGCTGTTGACGGTCTTTTCATCGACCTTTATCGAATCCCCGAGCACGCCTGAATCGTTGATTAGCCTTGCCATTTCCGCCTGTGTACCGCCATAGCCCAATTTTAAGTTATCGAGCATGGTATAGTTCTGCTTTGCAAAGCCCTGATATGCGTTTTGAATAGATGATATGTCAGTACCCATTTTATTGGCATTGTCCGACATATCCACCATTGCTTCATTGGCTATCTCAGCAGCCTGTGCAGTATCACCACCCAAGCCTTGCAGAAGTGAAGCAGAAAAGCTTGTGACGTTCTGCATATAGTCATTAGCGGAGATTCCTGCGGTCTTGTATGCCTCACTGGCGTACTTTACGATAGTATCAGCGTTGTCCTTGAAAAGTGTTTCAACGCCGCCTATGTTCTGCTCATAGTCCGCATATGCGCTCGCAGAGCTTTTGACTATAGCGCCTATGCCTGCGCTTGCTGCCGATATAGTTGCTATACCAGCTTTTGCGGCAAGTGCAAAGCCCTTTTTGATAGTGCTTCCAAAACCTGAAACGACCTTGCTGCCAAGAGAGCTTCCAAACCTGTGACCATCGGGCATACTATCCCCGAACGCTCTTCTCAGCTCTGACGCAAGCCCTTGCATAGACGGAACTATCTGCACATATGCTTTGCCCAGCTGTGTGCCGTTTTCTTCTGCCATGTTAGTCCTCCTTTCCTAAGATTTTTCTTCTCGCTTTCTCATAATCCTCGCCGCTTCGGAACGCTGTTACCTCGCTGTCGCTCTCGCTTTTGCCTATAAGCTTTTCAGCTATGGACTGCGGTCTGTTCACGCCTCTTTGTCCGTCCTTTGTCTGCGACCAGCATATCCATTGTAGGCGGTCAAATATCAGCGCAAGCAGTATTTCAGAAAACGAGCCGCCAACACCATTGAGTTTACGCTTGACCCGTGATGAGCTGTCAAGGCCGCAAAGAAAAGTCGCCACCTTTCGTGCAGGCAGCGACTTAAAATCGTATATGTGATAATACTGCGCCATATCACAGTCAAGTTCATCAGGATAGCGCTCCATGACGGCGGCAAGGACTAGGAGTTTTTTGTTTTAGGGGTCTGGAAAATCTCCACGATCAACTTTGTTATCTCTTTAGCCGATACATAGCCGCACTTTTTTCTTATCTTCTCGAAAGCTTTTTCTTTCTTGCTTCCAAGAGCGGCGTCAACTACCTTGACATATGCAAGGGGATCACCCTGCTCGCACTTGCCGACAGCTTCGATAAACTCATAGTCGTCAAGGGTCTTCTCCTCTATTTCAAATTCAAAACCGCTTTTTGTCTTACCTGTCAGCATAGGTTATTCCCCCTTTTTCATGTATTCATAGTGCGTATTGCCGTTTTCATCAGGTGTGGCTGTGATAGTCAGCTCATAGCCGATAGGCTCATTGTCTTTGTAGGTGATGTCAGATATCTCCGTCACCTTGCCGAACGGAACTACCACTCTTTTCAGTACATTGTTTTTCAGTATCATATCGAATACGAACGCCTGATCTTCATGTTCGGCACTGTTTACCTTGATAGTCAGACCCGTGTCAAGGTCGCCCGAAACATTGCTGCCATTGTAGACAGTTTTCAACACATCTGTATTGGTACACTCTATCAGTTTGACCTTGAAAGTGTCCGTCTTTTCTGTCTGCGGTGTGTCAACGATATCACCGCCCCAGGCTTTGATATTTTCAGTAGAAATGCCCGAAGAATTTGTTACTCCGTCCTCGGAGCAGTAGCCCAAACTTTTGAACGCTGCGTCAAGCGCTGTTGTTGCATCTGTCGGCAGTGTAGATCCTGTGACCGCTGTGAACACCGCTCCGCCTACCTTTGGCTTGCCTGTTGATACGTTATCTTTGTTGTTTGCCATAGTATTATCACTCCTCGTCGTAGTAGGTTACATCGAATACCGCCTGATAGCGGTATCGCTTTGTTTCTGTGTCCGTGTAGTTGTAGTCTGATGTGCACGCACAGCGGCATATATCGCCCTGTGACACGCTTTCAGACATAGCCTTTTTAACTTTTGCGTTAAGTTCTGCCGCCCCGTATAGGCTCGCTGAGTAGCTCTGAACGGCTATGGTGGCAGATGTGATAAAATCATTCTCTGCCGAGCCTAGCTTGTCAATAAGCACATACTCTTTTGGTGGGTTTTTAGGTTCTTCAAGATAAACAGGAACGTCAAGCTTTGCCCCCAGCCAGTCAAGAATTATTTTTTCTATCACTTGCCAAGCACCGCCTTCAAAAGTGTGTTATTTCTAAGATTAGCACGCTGAGCCTTCTTTGTCTTAGCTTTGACGATAGCAACCTTACGGCGCATTTTTGGGTATCTTGTCCATGTGATAGTATACGCTTTATGCCCCGTGCCAAGACGTTGAACGGCTCTGTCAGCATAGCCCTTGACCATGCTTTCAACAGGTTCAGAACAGAGAAACGCCGCAACTGCGTTGTGGTCAAGCTCTATCTTAACTTTGCTCATAGCGTTCCACCTTAACTTTCTTGTTCCATTCAAGGGGGATATTATCGTCAATGCCCTGTGTAGGGATACCCACAGTTTTGAACGTCATTCCCCAGAACTCAACTTCTGTATTCTCCCATATGTGCGTGTCGCCTTTCGGGATAGCAAGCACATAAGCTATGCGTTTGCCTGACAGGTTGATCTCGTTCACAACGTCCTCTGCGGAAGGCTCGCCCACAAGCACGTTTTCGACGACCTCCTGTGAAGTTTCGTATATTGGTCTGTTAAAGCCGTCAATACCTGTCTGCGTTTTTACAGACAACTTGACAGGTATGCCCCTGATATCTAGTCTCATATGTCATATACCTCCATAGCTCCGTATCTTTGTCGCATAACTCCCAGCTCTTTCAGTTCGTTTCTGAGGAAGTACAACTGCTGTCCTGCGTTGAGATATGTCATTGATACCGAGTAGCCCATAGCCGATTGTGAAGCCTGCGAAGCCGCAGGAGAGCTGTCCGCAATAGCGTCAACAGCTCTCAGTGTGGCACGGACTATGATATCCTTTGCCACAAGCTCTATGTCAGGTTCGTCAGCTATCATAATGTCAAGGTCTTTGCCATATTTCTTGCAGGCGGTCGAAAGCTTTGCACAGGCGACAGGCAGCAGAGCCGCCGCCTTTTCCTGCTCCTCAGTCGTGAGCTTTCGACCGAGCCTTATAACGTCCTCGATAGTTGCGTACTCTGCCGCCATTTATGCCGCCCCCTTATTCAGCCGCTGACTGGATAACAGCAAATGCGGACTTGTCCATGATACCCCAGCCGATATATGTTTCAGCTCTGATGTATACCTGACCGTAGCCCTTGAGATCCTGTCCGCTGTTGTCAGGGTCGCCGTATTCAATGATCTCAAGCGGGATTTCCTTTGAGTAGCCCCACTTAAATGCTGAAAAGTCGCCCACAACAGCAAGGTCTTTGCTGGAGTTAAATGAAACTGTGTTGTTTGTAACGGTCTGAATGCCGTTCATCTGTGACGGTGCATTGCCCCAAGCAAGATCAGGATAGATCTTTCTGCCGCTTGTATCCACCATTTTTGCAAGGTCAGCTCTGAATGATGGTGCCATTGTAAGACCTGAGATATCATACTCATTGCCCTGCACTGCGGCGATAGCGTCTTCGATAAGAGCGTCAGGTGTCTTTGGCGACTTGCTGTCCTGTGCAACGACAGTTACGCCGTTATCGAAGTGGTTTGTGCCGATAAGTGTCGAAGCTGTTTTTGATCTCGGGTTTACGCCGTGAAATGCCATAATGTCAAGACCTCTTGCAGTCTTTTTCGCAAAGCCGTCTGAGAAGTTTCTCAGAATCTCTATCTGCTCTTCCTCAGACGCATAGAGAAATTCGTCGGAGATCCTTGCGCCGTATTCGATCTTTACAGGTACGATTATAACAGGGGCAAGTGAAACGCTTCCCCTTGTCTTTTTGCCGTTTTCAGCGACAAGATCAACTTCATCGTCCATTGTGAAGATGAACTCTTTCTGACCATTAAATGCGATAGGTGTCTGATCGCAAAGAGCTGCAAGTGAGGACTTGCCCTTTACCTTGTCAAAAAGTTCTTTTACGAGTACAGGGTCGAACTTTGAGCCCTTTGAGAGGATATCTGCCATAAATATTACTTCCTTTCTTTACTTTGTGAGACTTGCAAGCAGCGACTTGTATGCCGCATTCTTGCCGTCTGCGTGATCGTGTTCTGGGTGACCAAGAGGGGCTGCCTGCTTCTTGCCGATAAACTTTGCAAATGTTTCAGCGTCCTTCTTGATATCTTCTTCTGTGTCTCCTGAAAGCTTGTTCGCAAGCTCATATGGGATACCGTTTTCATGGGCAATTCTCATTTTTACCGAGCTGGTCTCGTATGCCTTGTTCTTAGCCGTGAGGTCTGCGATAGCTGTATCCTTTTCCGCAAGCTTGCCTGTAAGGTCGGTGATCTTACCGTTAAGGTCGGCTGTCTTCGTCTTGAAATCGTCAGGGGAAATGTAGCCCTCAAACTGTTTCTTGACTGTGTCCGTGTTGCGGTCGAGCCTTGCCTTTATCGCATTGTCAAAGGCTTCCTGTGTTGTTATAGCTTCAAAGTCTGCCATAGTGTTTCCTTTCCCCGCTTTACCCTGCGGTGTAGGTGATATATAATAAACTGTTACCAGCTTATTTTCTGTACTTTCTTCTTGTCTGATGAATTTGCACACGCCCAGTGAGCAAGCACCACCGCCTCAAGCAGTGATATGTCAGCACCCTCAAGAATTGAGGTATAGCCAAAACCACCGCCTGAGCTTATCGCTCTGTGTTCACAGTTGGCAATGACCTGTTCAAGGGAAGGTTGGTCAGCATGACAAATATTCTGTGCGAATACTCCTCGCTCAAAGCCTGCTGACGAAGTGATCACATCAGCGACTTTCGGCAGGATAGGCTTGCGCTTGATACCTGCATTCTTCATATCTGCTGCAAGCAAAGACTGTCCGTTCGCTCCGTCAATGACGGTTTCACGCATATGCGGATTGCGCAGATATGCGATTATCCAGCCGTTCCCCTCTCTCACAGGGCGGCAGTCGATAGCCTCGACAAAAATCTTGCCGTCTGCTGTCTTTGCGGCGACAGCCAAAGATACGTTATCCGTGACTTTTGCATACTTAATGCCGAAAAACAGCTCTTTGCTGATATCGGGCTTGTCTGCGATACAAAGTGCCTGCCACTCACCCTTGCTTATAGCCGACTTTTGATTATAGGTCAGCCATAAACCTAAACGCTGAATGTTATCGTCAACCTGATCGTCTTTCGGGTCGCCAAGCTCAGAGCGTATCTTACGCTCCGTGAGGATAGTGCCTAAAGACGGATTAGTGGCGTACCAAAGCTCAGGATCATGTGCATTTGTGAGCTTTGGCACGGACCATTCAGCCCAGCCGTCGTCACCGCCTTTGCCCGATATCGTCTTCTGCCGGTATTTTGTGAAAACTGTACCGGCAGACACCATTGTAGGCGGTGTTCCACACATCAATGTCTGAGGGTTTCGGCTGTCTGTGACGATATATTTTAGAGCTGTTTCTTGGTCTGTGGTGTATTCCTGCGCCTCGTCGATGATAAGCAGGTCATAGCCCTCGCCAAGTCCGCCTTTGCTGGAACGTGTACGGAAGTTGATAATTCCGTCGCCTTTGAGCCATTGTATACGCTCCAAGCCCATCTGCTTTGTGGTCTTGAAGTCCTCTTTTTCAAGAAAACCCATTTTTGTGATAAGGTCGATCATCTTCTCCCACGCCGAGTGTGATGTTGTAGTTCGGTGGGCGGTATAAAGAACACGCTCGCCATTTTGCAGACCATAAATAGCACGCATTATAAGCAGTTCCGACTTGCCGTTACGTCTTGGTATCGACCAGCCAAACTTCATGTGTTTCCACAATCCCTCATCGTCCACCGCCATGATGTCATAAAGCATTAACTCCTGCCATTCCTGTGCGGTGCGCCCCGATTTGTTATACATTGCGATAGCCTCATTGCCTTTGGTCTGCTCATATGGCAACACTACCGATATGGTGGGGGTCTGCCTGCCGACTCTCTTATCCTCAATAGGGAATTACCTCCTTTTAGGTACGAAAAAGCACCCTTTAAGGTGCTTGGTTCCGATATTTGATTAGTCTATTGTCTGCCAATCTTCCGACAACATATCTGCTTGACTTGCAAGCCAGCCAAGTTGTACGCCAGAAGTTCCCACAAACGCTAATGCTTTATTGCCCATATCCTTATGGTTTACATTTGTCACAGTACCATTAGGTGATTTATAACTAACATTAGTGGCAAGCTCAACATACTGTCCTTTGCCATTCCAACCTTTTCTTGCTATTTTCTTACCTCTCTTTGCTTCTTCGATTGCCTGTCCGAAATTCATATTTATCCGTCCTTTCTGATTTTGGGTATAAAAACACCGCCTCGCCGTAGCGGAGCGGTAAAAATTTATTTTCTGTCTTTAAAGAAATCTGCCCATTCGGGATTTTCTTTGTCAAAAATCTGTCTTTGCTCTTCTGTTAGCTTGTAGGGATAATCACGGAACATATTAAATTCAGTGGTTTTGTCAAAGCTGAATACAAACTCTCCAATAGTATTCGGATCATCTTTCCACCAAATAACATCAGTATCTTCTTCTTTGTACCATCTATTTGACATTACCACTCAACCCCTTTTCCTGTTTACCAACAGCGGTATTTATGTATCCAAGTATATGTTGAAAATCGCTGCTATCTGCAAATGAATCTGTGTCTATTATAACAACTGATTTTTCCCACACCATTCCGAATGACCTGTCAACTGTTTTGCGACACTTGAAACGCTCTTGGAGTGTTGCAACAGTCGAGCCATACTTATTGAACGATGTCCAGCCATTTTGCATTCTCGACTGGAGCTCTAAGTACTCAAGCCCGTTTTCAGTGTTTCTAACAATAGCAGCGTGTTTTCCTGCTGCAACAAAATATTCTTTGTTATGTTCAAGCTTTTTCAGCAAAGCAGCAGTATCAGCTGCTTCCTTTTTGACTTTGACCACAGAGCCTTTCACATTTGGAAGTTCCAGGACTTTCTTTATTGTAGACGTTCTTGAGAATACAGCCCGACTGTTTCCGCCTCTGAAATCAAGAACATCAAGTCCGTTCTTATTACCTATGTAAGCAAACCCAAGTGAAGCACACGAGCCTTTTGTCATATCTCCACCAGCCAATCTGTTTATGATCTCACTGTTGCTTAATTGCTCGGAGAGCTTTTCGACTTTGTTGTAAGCAACTTTATTGGCTTCACATTCGTGCTGAATTTCATATGTAGCCTTTGCATAATTTGGCTTCTTTGCTTCTATTATATCACTTTTGCCCGGCTTGTCAACAAGTCTGACAGGCTCTCTGGCCCCAGCTTTTTTCATGCGTTCAAGTTCATCGTCAGAAACGTTCCACTTTGTCTTATCCCACACGTTTTGAGCCTTTTTGCCGTTGAGATATGTGACAGTACAGCCGCAGTTATCGTGCCTGCGGTAAACGTCTTTCGGAACATCTTCGGGATAATGATATTTGCCTGCAAGCTTTGCACACCACTCACAGCAGCCGCCATGATCGTTGCGGATTATGTAGCAGTCCAGCCCTGCGTCAGAACGAAATTTCACGTTTGCTTCCACATAATCGTTGTAAAAACTCTCAGTGATGTTCTGCGCCGGAGCTGTCATTCGCCGTATCATCTTATCTTCTGCAATATCTGGTATTGAAGCCGCATTGACTACCGCCTGTACACGCTCGGTAGGGAAGGCAGCCTGCTGAGGTGTGATGTTTATGCCTGCTTGGCCGTCAAGGGCTTTTTGACACTCTGTTGCCGCAGAGTTGATGATATCATAGTTATCTTTCAACACGCCCGTGAGTATGGTATCGGCAATGTTGTAGTACATTTTGCCGTCAGGCAAGGCCGCTACGTTGACGTGTGCACCGATAGCCTGAGAGACTCTAAACCCGAGCTGTTTTGAAAGCAGGGCGACTTCTTCCATTTTCGCAGTACCACCCTCTATTTTCTTCAAAACAGATTGAATGTACTTATCAGCCTTGCACGTCTTTTGAAACTCATCACGGATTTTTTCAAGCAGTTCTGCACCGATATCAGCCATTGTTTTCGCCCTCTATGCCTGTGAGCTGACGGATGCCCTTTGCACCCAGATAGTCAGGAACAGCCTGATTTATCTTCAAGATAGCATCGCCCACACCCGAGAGTGCGGCAGAATCAGGTTCAAAAATAGGAAGCCACTGCGGTTTGATGTCACTGAAAGCATAGCGCATATAGGCCGTGTTATCACGAACGCAGGCGGCCAGATACGCCACGTTTAGAAAACCACTGCCAAACGTTCTCTGCGCCTTGCGTGCGGTAAGCCTAAGATTTTCGTGTGCCGCTCTGATCGCTTCACAGCTGGCAGGGTTGGACGTTGCGAAGCCCAAGTCATCAAGGGTCAGCCCTGTTTCTCCGGCAAAAAGAGAAGCTATAGATTTAAGCTGTTCAGAGTATGGTGACATGGACTGCTGCTGAAACTGTCCGACAGTAGGATTGCCGCCGTCATCATCTTTGGTGATAGTCAGCAGTGAGGACATTGTTGCACCCCATTTGTCCATTTTCTCGGCATCATCCGAAAGACCGAGTATATATTTTTGTGGGAAACTGTAAAACTCGGCTGATACTTCCGACCGCCTGAGCGTTCTCATAGCCTCTTGCACAAGCTCCATGCACGCCCTTGATATCCTGCTGTGACCGAAAGGACGAACAGCGTCAGGGCGGTATATGATAGGCACAAGTAGAGGGTAAGGTGCAGGATTGTCATAGATCTCAACATCATAGCCTCTGCGATATATCTCTGTCTGTTCGGCGGTGAAGTAGGCTTCAATGGTGGGGTTGAAATTGTTATCCCTGTCAAGCACTGCATAACCCTCACGGAGCATATTCGTGATAGGGTCGATAATGCCAGTAGCGTTACTGCCATCAATGACCTGTAAGCGTGGATAACCTGTTTCATCAGCCGAAATATACACAAAACAGCAGGAGGACACCAATGCTGAGAGAATAGCAGAATCAAAGAACACGTCACGATTATTGTTGTCAAATATCTCATTGACGTAGAAGCTGTTGTCCTCGAAGCTGTCAAATACTATTCTGTCCGCAAGGGTATCAACAGCCTTTGCACACCAGCCTAGCACAGGACGCATCCAGTTATAGCTTGGTGGTATCATTTTGCCCATGTCGGTAAGGCCGTTCTTCATGTGATAGTAGTCATACCGCACATTGACCCTCGAAGCCTTTGAGGAAAGCTTCTTTTTCAAATATGCCATGCCTTTGTATTCACTCATCTTGTATATCCTTTCCAATTATTTCAATTCTGCGAGAAATATAAGCAGTGTGGCGGTGAAGGTCTTTTTTGACCTCAAAAGGGGGCATACCCCCATATTGTTAATAATTTGTTAAAAATTCTTCCAATCGTAACATTGTGGTAAAATTCGGTTGGAAATCAGGTCGAGAGACTGGTCAAACACCTGTTTTTCCACCAATTTGTCAGATTTCTGGCGATTACAGCACCAATGTGCCAACTGCAAGTTTGAAATATCCGAAGGATGACCGCCTTTTGCAATGGGTATGATATGATCTATGCAAGCTGACAGTGGGTGTGGATATTTCAGTGAAAAATCAACAGGTTTCCCACAGATACCGCAAACTGTTTGGGTAGCGTAGATTTTCTTCTTGTTGATACGGAACTGCTGTTGGTGTGAACCGCTTCGGTCTGGTCTTGGTATTGGCATTGTATACCTCCGTGCAACGCAAAAGGCACCCCATAGGAGTGCCTCTTGTGAAAATAATTTAAGGAGTTTTGTAAATGGTGGAGCAGATGTTGAGCTGGCACGCTCTCGACCTGCATTTTTTGCCGCCGCCTGCTCAGCCCTTGCGGCTAGGTCCCGTTAACGTCAGGCTGTCCTGTAAGCCATTAACTCCGATTACACTTACAGCAACACATATTCATGACTATGCGGAGTAGTTTCACTGGTGCAGGCTTTAAGCTCGTGCACTCTCAACCTGCAAATTCAAAGCTGTATCTGTTGCAATACAGCTTTGCGATCCTGCCCGAACACTCGTCAGTGTTGGCAATGTTAATGGAAAGGTGCTTTTCAAAAAGTAGGACTAAGCACTAACCTGTTGGAACAAACCGCAAGCTCATGCACTCACGTTCTGCATAGCCCCTTTCGGGGCTTAGAAAATTGGAGGTGACTTCAATGAAAGTACAAGTCTGAGGTACATCTACACTTTCCTCAGTTTAAATTATAACATAGTGAAAAGTCACAAACGTCACATTTATCATGTTTTTTGCAAATATCTTTGGATACGCATTTTGATACAGCTCTCCGACATTCTCCCACCACTAACTTGCATAGCTATCTGCAAGTACGTCTTACCCTTGATGAATTTCAGCACGAACATTCGCCGTGTCTGATAGTCCTCTATCCCCTTGATAAATTCCTCCACAGCCCTCTGCTCACGCTCAAGCCGTGCCTGCTCACACAGCAGCGAAAGTGTATCACCACTTGGCAGAAAGCCGTCTATGCGTGTGCTGTGTGGCGTGAAGGACGGCGGAGTGCATACGCTGATACTGTCGGCAACGTACTTGCCAGAAAGCTCTGCCTTGATGTCCTCAATGGCTGAGGCGTTCCTGCGGTAGGCTTTCAGACGTGACATGGTCATTGGGTCAGCCATTAGCAACACCGTCCATTTTAATACCGATACCATTCACGTCAACAGCCGTATCAGCAACACCGAAAATAACTTTGCCTATTGCTGTAGATACGTCACCTTTGTGATAATTGTCTACGGTCATCTTGAATCCCATTCCTGATATCGTTACCTTATCCTCCACCAGATTGACAGCCCTGAAAACCTTGCCGTGCATAGCGTTCTCATACACACCATGCAACTTTTCCAGTTTATCCTGACTTACGCCTGCCTCCCACAAGATAGATGAAAGCTTATGCTCGTCTATGGTCGGCATCTTGGTCTCGTGAGCGTTCTGGTCAACGAACGTGGAAATCTTATCGTTCACTGCGGTGATAAGATCATAGTCAAGCTCATCACCCACAACGCTTGTGAGGATATCCTTGAAAGTTTCCTTTTCGTTCTGACA